GGTACTGGCGGATTACTTTTCGCCCCTGGCCAACCAGTATTGGCCAGGAACGCTGCCGTCCTCTGGGCTGCGCCAACCAAATGGAAATTGCAGCCCTCAAATACGGTATCCTGCCAGTGGAACTCCCCACCAGAATAATGGAGGGTACAGTTCCTGAGGACACATTTCACTAAAACGCAATCATCTAGTGAAATCGTCCTCCCTTCGAAGGTTTCATTCTCAATTATCTTCATGAGAAAAAACCTCCTTTCTTTTTTTAGGCGGGACTTGAAACAGCGAAGGCCATCATATATTTTTGTCAGACCTAGTATGTAGGCTGACTGCAGAAACAAAAATCGCTTGTTTCTTCGTCTAGCCTCGTTAGTGTTTTAGCCTTCGGGGCCTTCATGTTGGTCGCATGAAGGTCCCTTTTTATCTCTGCTACCAAGAACTCTAGCAATTAAGCCTGACACCATACTTCACCTTCTGTTCACTTTCCACTGGACACATGTCAGTCGCATTCGGTATGTTAATAAGCGAAACAAGATTCTGACCCATGCGCAGACGCGAAACGGTCCGATCCAAGGATGGCCGTGGAGCGTCTTTTTTTTATTTCCCTCCATCGGCCAGCCGGAATTAAAGCGAGTTTTACCGGAGCCGAACAAGCACTCTCCGAAAGTTCTCGCATTAGTCCAGAAAGAAGGTGTTTATGGCCGGGATCATAATCCATCAGCGCCTATTGATTTCTGAAGAAGGCGGGATCTTCTGTCCAGTTTGCGATCATCAGTTCCAATCGAATCTAAGAGGATGTAGGCCCGAGACGATACGAAAACACGGGTTGCCTGTATCGAACCTCACTACTTCCGAGATTGAGGCAGACAGAATGGAAAGATCTCAAAAATTCTTGAGAGCTTACAAAACCAAATACGGGCACCTCGAGGAGGCAGCGTAACGATCGAATTCTTGCAGCAAAGTGAATTCTGCCCCCCGGTTTGCCGGGAGTGGGAGCCCCCGAATTATAGAAATCGGGATGAGATTGGGAGAGTTATGCCTAGATGGAACATGGATGCCCGAAACAAAAAGATAAGGCGGTACTCTCTCCAAAAACACCGCATAACCCATTTCCAAGACGAACAGAAATTCCTTTCCGGAAGAATAAGTAGGGGAATAACAAGGGGCCGAGTTTCCAGCAAGCCACGGGGAGGGTTCTGTGGCAAATATTCGGGTAGCAAGCATATCCGTTGCAGACCGCCTAGAAGACACCTAAGCCGAGCCGAAAAAGAATTCCTTGAATATAAGAGATGGTATCTGACCCGATATGGCTACGAAGGAGAGAAGGCAGCCGAGAGCGTGATGAATAGAAGACCTCAAGCACAAGGAGCCTGATGGGAAGGCTGAAGCCTTGCTTACACCCCGGGTGCCCTGAGATTGTGACCGGTTCTTATTGCAGGAAACATGCGAGCCGGAAGGATAGACAGCGGGGAACGTCCCGGCAGCGGGGATACTCATCGAGGTGGGAGAGAGAACGCGCTGCCTTTCTGAAGACACACCCGCTTTGCGAGTGTGACGACTGCCGACGCCGCCCGGTCCCGAAGATCGCCGACACCGTTGACCACATCATCCCCCACAAGGGCGACCAGCGGCTGATGTGGGACAGATCGAACTGGATGGCGATGAACCGCAGCTGTCACTCGAAGAAGACGGCGACAAAAGACCGGGGAAGCTGGATTCCGAAGCTGAGGCCATAAGGGATAGGGGGGTCGAAAGTACAGGACTGCGGTTCCCTGTACCGGTTCGGGGTAATCTTCGATCCTGTACAGGTTTCAATCGAATTTCCCCAAGAGATTTTTTTCATGCCAGGACCTGCACCGAAACCGGTTGACAAGCGGCAACGGAGGAATAAGCCGGCAAAGGTAGTCCCGATGCCGCCTGTAATCTCCCAAGTAGAAATCCCGCCGGCACCCAAGGGGTTGCTGAAATTGACCTCCGTCCAGTGGGAACGATACTGGAGGTCCGCTGTAGGCCAGGCGGCTGACATTGATACAGACCTGCCGGCGATCACCCGGCTTTTCACCCTGTACGACGAACGCGAGCGGGCATACAGAGCCTTCAGGAAGCAGCGATTCGTGAGCGGTTCCCAAGGGCAGATGGTACTGAATCCGATGGGACGGCATATGAACGTACTGGATGCGGAGATCCGGCAGATGGAAGATCGGCTGGGACTGACACCCAGGTCGCGTTTGCAGCTGGGTATCACTCTCAATGAGGCTCATAGATCGCTCGAGGAACTCAACCGGTCGCTAGACTTCGATGAAGAGGAAGAAGACCCGCGTTAAGAATCCGCCGACGCTCGGGCCCTGGGTATGCAAGTGGATCGAGAGCTTCCTGGTTCATTCCGAAGGCGATTACCTGGGGCGACCGTTCAAGCTGATTGATTTCCATCGACGGTTTATCTGGCGGGCGTATGAACTGAATCCGGATGGAACCCGCCGTTATCACCGGGCCCTGCTGGGGCTTCCCAAGGGAAACGCGAAAACGGAAATCGCCGCCGCCCTGGCCGTCGCGGAACTTGCGGGCCCGGTGGTTTGCGGCGGATGGAAAAACGGAAAGCCGGTTGGAGCTCCGAGACTGTCTCCGAATATCCCGGTTGCAGCTGCTTCGTTCGACCAAGCGAATACTCTTTTTCGGGCCGCCAAGGCAATGATCTCCGGCGGGCCACTGGAGCCGTACTTCGATTGCTTCGATACACAGATCATACCCAAGACGGGCGCCGGCCTGATGTATCGAATCGCTGCCGAAGCCGGGACAAACGACGGCAAGAAACCCTCGTTTTTCGTCGCCGACGAGCTCCATGAATGGGAAGGACGGAAGGAACGAGTGCACCTGGTGATGTCCAACAACCGGGCGAAACGAACGGATTCCTGGGAGCTGGCAATTTCAACGGCTGGATGGAACATCAATTCTCTTCTGGGCCGGATGTACAAACACGGGAAGCGGGTTAACGAAGGCGAAGAGGAAGACCCGTCTTTTCTGATGGTCTGGTCCGAGCCGAGCCGGGACTATGACTTGAGTGATCCGGATGAGCGCCGGGCGGCGGTCCTCGAGACAAATCCGGCCGCCGGGGTATTCCTTTCAACTGAGCAGATTCTCCAGCGGTACAACGAGATCCCGGAATACGAGTGGCGCCGGTATTACCTCAACCAGTGGACGGATTCCCCGGACCGGTGGCTGCCGCTCGGCGCCTGGGAATCGCTGGCCGCAAAAAAGCAAGTCCCGGAAGGGACAAGAATCGTAATTGGATTCGACGGATCGTATGCCGGGGATTCGACTGCAATTTACGGATGCACGCTGGAGGAGGTGCCTCACCTGTTCGTAATCGGCGCCTGGGAGCGTCCGGAAATGGGAGGTAAGGACTGGCGAGTATCGATAGCCGACGTTGAAAACACCCTGAAACTGGCCTGCATCAAGTGGAAGGTGGAATCGATCGGCTGTGACCCATACCGGTGGCAGCGGACCATTGATGCATTGAAGGAAGAGGGCTTACCGATTATCGACTGGCCATCTCATTCAGCGGCCCGGATGGTGACGGCCTGCGCCCAGTTCTACGATGCCGTGATCGACAAGGAACTGACTCATGACGGGGATCCCCGGACCGATAAGCACATGAGCAACTGCATTGTAAAGATCGACAGCCGGGGACCGCGGATATCGAAAGACCACAAGAACTCGGAGAAGCATATCGACCTTTCGGTCGCCGCGGTAATTGCGAAGGACCTTCACGGGCGTTTTCTGAACTCACGGGCCGTGGAGCCGAAACTGCGGTGGGTCGGATGAAGATCAGATTCAATCTGCCTTCGGGGCTGGACTGGTTTGACGGCCTCGCATTCATCGGACTGGTATTCATGGCGATCTCATTTGGAATGGTCTACCTTCCCGCCGGCATTGGCGTGTTCGGCCTCGTGCTGTTTCTGCTGGGAATTTTTGGAAGACCCGGGGTATCGAAGTAATGGGCATTTTTCAGAGGGCATTCAGAGCCTCAATTGAAAATCCTTCGACTCCTTTGAGTCCTTTGAGCAAGGCAACGGAAATGCTCTTGGGAGCCTGGGGAAGCGATACGTACGCGGGAAAGTCTGTAAGCCCGACCAACTCCATCCGGGTCAATGCAGTTTACTCGTGCGTTTCGATTCTGGCTGACGTTTACGCATCGCGACCGCTGAAAGTTTACGAACACATAGGCGAGAATCGTCGGCCTGCAGTCGACCATCCGGTGTACAGAATCCTGCACGATGAGGCTAACGTCGAAATCACGGCCTTCAAGTTTCATCAGACGATGATGGCCCACTCCCTTCTGTTCGGGAATGCATATGCCGAGATCGAGTACAACAACGCCGGGCAAGTGATCGGCCTGTGGCCCCTCGTTCCCAACCGCGTCGAACCAAAGAGGGTGGGAGCCGAGAAGAAGTTGGTCTATCTCATCAGGACCGATGACGGCGAACGGATCCCCCTGGCGCCGAGCCAGGTCATCCATATCCAGGACCTGGGAATCTCCACGCTGCACGGAGAGTCCCGGATTTCCCTAGGCTCCAATTCAATCGGAGTGGCAATGGCGGCCGAAGAATTCGCCGCCAGGTTCTACGGCCAGGGAACGGTCCTCGGAGGTGCCGTACAGACGGACCAGGAGCTGTCGGACGAGGCCTTCAAGCGACTTGAGGTGCAGCTGGAGCAGAAATACAAAGGACTGTCCAATGCTCACCGCATCGCAATACTCGAACAGGGCTTGAAATGGACCCAGATGGGGATTTCACCGGAGCAGGCCCAGTTCATCGAGTCCAGGAAGTTTCAGGTCAACGAGATCTGCCGATTGTTCCGGGTGCCTCCGCATCTGGTTTCCGATGTGGACGGCTCGACAAGCTGGGGAACCGGGATCGGTGAACAGACCCTGAACATGGATATCTATGTTCTCGATCCCTGGTTCATTCGTACTCACCAGGAGTACAACCGGAAGCTTTTCGCCTCGGCCTCCGAACGCAGGCGTTATTTCTGCGAGCACGTGCTCGATGCGAAATACCGAGGAGACATCAAGACTCGTTACGAAGCCTACGCTATCGCGAGACAGTGGGGTTGGTACAGCGCCAACGACGTCCGCAAGAAAGAGAATGAAAACTCGATCGGCCCGGCCGGCGACATCTACCTGGTCCCGGTCAATATGGTGAGTGCCGAACAGATGATCAGCGAGACCGAAGACCCGGTGCTGCAGAGGGAACTTCGGCAAATTCGAAGCGAAGTCATTCAAAAGAGAAGCATCCAGACCAGGCTTCGCCTGAGAAAATCTTACAGCCCGGTGATTGAAGATGCGGCGCGGCGAATGATTCGGATCGAAGTCAATGATCTCAAGCGGATCATCGAGAAACACTTGAGAGATCTTCAGGACGCCGGAAAGGCCATCGAGGATTTCTATCGCGATTTTCCGGCGAAAGCAGAAAAGATCGCCGGGCCCGCATTTTTCGCTTATGCCACTGCCACGGTAGAAATGCTGGAGTTGGGACTTGCCGAAGGCGTTCTCGATCGATTCGCCGCCGACTACACCCGGAACATGGTCCTTCGCCACGTGATCAGGTCGAAGAAAAAGATACTCCAGGTGCTGAATTCCGCAGTGGGATCCGTTGCGGAAAATCTACTGGGAATACTCAACGAATGGGATGAGAACCGAGTCGGCCAGGTCACTCGCCATGAGGTTGTACAGGCGGGTGAGGCCTTCGCCCGACATGCGTATGAGAAAGCAGGTTTTGACAAATTTGAATGGAGAACCCTGGGAGAAAACTGCCCTCTGTGCGATCAGCTCGACGGAAAAGTCACATCGGGCCATTTTCTGAACCAGGATGACACGGTTGATCCTGATGACGGGGAGACCGCACCGCTGAGGGTTAATACTTCAATCAGCCATGCCCCGCTTCATGAAGGATGCGACTGCATGGTAGTCCCGGCCTAGAAAGGTAAAACCATGAAGACGAAAAAAAAGAGAGTCATTGATTGCAGAGTGTTTGACGTCGGTGAGCTCCGGGCAATCGCACCGGACGAGGACAAGTCTCCGAAGATCGTCGGGTATGCCGCCGTCTTCAATTCGCTGAGTGAAGATCTCGGCGGGTTCCGGGAGATTATCGAGCCCGGAGCGTTTCAGGAATCCATCAAGCGGGATGACATCCGGGCCCTGTTCAATCACAACAGCGACTTCGTTCTGGGAAGAAACAAGGCCGGCACCTTGAATCTCGAGGAGGACGAGAAGGGTCTGTCGTTTACGATCAATCCCCCGGGTACAACCTGGGCGAATGACCTCCTCGTGAGCATCGACCGCGGCGACATCTCGCAAATGTCATTCGGCTTTTTCGTCGAGTCCGATCGATGGGAAAAGAAGGACGGAGAAGTCATCCGCTACCTGGAAAAGGTCAACCTTCTGGAGATCAGCCCGGTTCCCTTCCCGGCCTATCCGGAAACAAGTGTTGATACCCGAAGCTTCGAGAAATTCCTGAAGGCAGAGCAGGAGCGGGAGGAAAAGCGAAAGCAGGAAGAACAAGCCAACGATAAAGACTCAGGCGAGTCGGAATCTCAGGAGAGTGACGACACCTTGCAGGGGCAGGGGCGAAGACGCCTGTTAAAACGGCGGTTGCAGCTGGCTGAAATCGAGTAATTCATAGACCAGCAATCCGCCAATATTTCAATTAACTCGAAGCCGCTTTTTTTGGCGGCTTTTTTATGTCTGGAGAAACAACCATGTCTTTAGCGAAAGCAAAAGAACTTCGCGAAAAACGCGCCAAGCTCATCAGTGAGGCGCGTGAAATCATCAACAGCAACGAGGAGCTGACGCCCGAGCAGGATGCCCAGGTCGACGAGATGCTTGCGGATGCTGAAAAGATCCGCGAGCAGTACGAGAAGATCGAACGAGATCACGACCGGAGGGAAAAGCTCGAAGCGGAATACTGGAGACTCAACGATTCCCAGGGAGTGAGAGCCGGAAGAGAATCGGAGATGGAGCCCGAAGAGCGTGCCGAAAGAGAAAATGCCGCGTTCCGGAACTATCTGCGTTACGGTTTCAGCGGTCTCGCCGAGGAGGAGCGTGAAATCATGATCGCCCGGCAGCAGAGTCTCGGCCAGGCGGCTGTCCGTGCTCTTGCAGCGGGCACCGATGCCTCCGGCGGATATACCGTGCCGGAAGGATTCTACAACACCCTGATGGAGGCGCAGCTCCAGTTCGGCGGAATGAGGCGGGCCCGAACGACCATCATCACGACCGATTCCGGGAATGATCTGCCGATGCCCACCGAAAACGACACCTCCAACACCGGAGAGATCATCGGTGAGAATCAGCAGCACAACGCTGCGGATCCGACCTTCGGAGTGGTGACCCTTGGGTCGTACCTGTACAGCTCGAAAATCGTGCGGGTTTCTGTCCAGCTACTGCAGGATTCCGCTTTCAACATCGACGACTACCTGGCGCGAAAGCTCGGCATCCGGATCGGTCGAATCACCAACACTCACTTCACAACCGGTGACGGTTCTTCGAAACCGTCGGGGGTGGTTACGGGTGCAACCTCCGGAGTTACCGCGGCCAGTGCCAGCACCGTTGCGGACACCGAGTTGATCGACCTGGAACACTCGGTTGATGGAGCCTATCGCCAGAACGCGGAATTCATGATGCGGGACTCGACGCTGAAGGTCCTCAAGAAGCTGAAGGACGGTAACAGCCGTCTGCTGTGGGTTCCCGGGATCGCTCTGCGTCAGCCGGATACGATCCTCGGTTATCCGTTCATCGTGAACAACGATGTCGCCGCGATCGCAGCGTCGGCCAAGACGATCCTGTTCGGCGATTTCTCGACCTATCACATCCGCGACGTCCGCGGTGTCACGCTGCTTCGGCTGACCGAACGTTATGCCGATTATGCCCAGGTCGGATTCCTGGCATTCTCCCGGCATGATGGCGCCCTGGTCGATGCCGGTACGAACCCGATCAAGTATCTGACCATGGCTGCGGCATAGTCCAACATCTGAAAGTTGAGCGGCTCTCATTCGGGAGCCGCTCAGCCTTTTCTGTGGAGAAACACCTTGAAAGTCAAATTCTTAACCTCGTTGGCCGGCTTGCATGTCTCCTATGAGCCCGGCAAGGTCTACGAGATCGAGAAGAAAGAAGCACTCCAGCTACTCAAAGCCGGGTATGTTTCACCGGTCTCCGAATCCAAAACCAAGACCCGAAGGACAGCCCGGTCCAGAAAGCCTGCCGAGTCTGAAAAGAGATGAGCATTCTCAGTGCGGCGGAAATCATCAACGGGATTGAATCGATCACGGCTGTTGATGAGAAGATTCTACTGCTGCAGTTATCGGTGGAGGCTTTCGTCAAAAAGGTCACCGGGCGTGGATTTGAACAGGTCAATTATGCAAAATTCTATCCAATCAAGTCCGGGCAGCAGAAGATTAACCTAGATGATTTTCCGGTAACGGAATTCACCAGCTTGGAATACGTCACGAACCGGGATACAGACGGATCCGTGACCCTGGCGGAGTATGAAAAGAACACCTATGTCGTCGATCTTGACGCCGGAATTGTGACATCTCTTTCCGGCCCTTTCAAAGCCGGGCCACAGGCCGTGAAGGCCACTTATACCGCAGGCTACACATCCACCCAGATTTCAGAAAACTCCGCCGATGAGATACGGATCCTGAAGGCCCTTTGTCTGTCTATTCTAGCCCGCGAATACGGGTTGGCAAAGGACGACAAACGTCATCTACGGTCGATTTCCTTCGGCGATGAGTCCAGCAGTTACTGGGCCGGCCTGGACAAATATCAACGTGAGATGATCGACATTCTTAAAAAGAGAGGCAGGCAGATTTGAAAACAAGTGCGGGTCTCGGAAACGGTGTCAAGGCGTCTATGCGCAAGGAGATAATCGAAGCCGTTACCAAGGGGGTGAAGATCATCAAGGATTCTGCGCAGCGGCATGAAGGATCTTCACTGAGAAGAAGAACCGGAACCGCTGCACGGGCGATCTGGTACAGCATCGATAAATCTTCCTCCCAGGGGATTTCTTCAACCCTGTCGACAGGTGGGGGAATATTAAATGTCTGGGAAGCAGGACGCAGATCATATCTTGTGCGGCCACGAAACAAGACAAGACTGAAGCTTCCCTGGGGCTTCCGGATGAGCGCTCGAATCCCGGCATCGGGCCCGAGGTCGGTTCTTCGGCCGGCGGTGAAAAGAAATCTGCCCAAGGTGGAAAAGTTTGTCTCCGAAGCCATGATCCGATCCTCAGTACACATTCTTACCCGGGACAGAAATGTCTAATAGCAAATATTGGCTGAACTACTCGGCCCTGATCTACACCAAGTCCCTGTTGCAGGAATTGGTCACGGCAGGAACTATCAATGCCGTCACCCTGGATCCCACGACCTCCGAGTTCAAGTCCGCAGGGAAAATTGTTTACCTCTATCCGATGGGAAGTGAAGCCGAGCTGAATTCAGATTTCCCGCCCCATGTCTCCGTCAGAGGAGCCATAGGGATGGTTGTCTGGGGAGGAAAATCGACAACCGAGGAAACCGTCCTGGCCCAGGAGCGGTTGGCCGCCGTCATTCGGGACAAGATTACCGAGGATGGAATCAATTCCGGCGGATACCTGGCTTTGGATCCACCTGTTCAGGTAGAGGGCCTTTCCATCCTGGAGGAAACGATCGTCAGCCGGGAACGGGAAATCGCCGGAACCGTGATCAAACTGGAGTTTACGAGCCATGGATAAGGGAGACTATATCGGAGAGAAACCGAGGACCTACACCCTCACTCGACGACCCAAATTCCGGCCCAAGAAAGAAAAGGAATTCACTGGTCTTCGCCGGATTTCTGTTGGTCGATTCGATCAAGATTTCACCTGGGATGTTCATGTCTACAGGGGAGTCTGTGAAGAGATCGCACTCCGTGCCGAGGCGAGTGGAGAATTTTCGATAAGACTCGAGGGGATAAAGAAGAAGTCCTCGAAATAAACACGACACTTTCTAAAGACAGACTGGTGGGTCCGTGGGCCCGCCTTTTTGTTTCTCAGGAGAAAACAAAATGAGCCTAGAGCAACAGATATTCCTTTTACTGAATCTGGCCAGGCGGGAATCGGCTTATGGGGCGGAGATCACTCCCCGTTCGGCCTGGTATCAGTTCAACGGTCCAGGCCTGATGCAGTTCAGCCAGGA